ACAAAAGAATTATCGATTACAAACCTTTGATCAAGTGATCCGTCAACTTCAAATGATTGTTGAACATAAGTTCCTTGAAAAACAGTGATTGGATCATTAGTTGTACCAAAATTTGCAACTCCGCCATTTACAGTGGTTGTAATATCTTCAGGAATTGAAAAAATAAAGGAATCTTCACTCGAACTCGCCAAACACACTAAACCTGCCTTTAAGGTCAGTGTAGGGGTGTCATATGTAGTGGTATTGATTGATACAGGAAATGATATTTGTGCTCTTGCAGCGGTTCTGGAGCGTGGTACGTAACCAATATTTCTTGCAAGTGAAACTACGTTTTCTCTTAATACAGCAGAGTCTAAAAATGACTCATTTACGACCATATTTGAGTTTACAGCAGTTATATACGTATTATATGCTAATGTGTCGATTAAAACTGAAAAATTTGACCCTTCAAAGTCAAAATCTGTAAAATTTGAGTTTGAACGGATATAATCTTTGATCGAGGTCTTAATTTGATCAAAATCTAGGTTTGTAAATTTTGTAAAAGGCATTTACCTTGTTGCTTCCAGCATAAATGTGAATTCTTGTGTTACTAACTCGGTTCCACTAATGTCAAAAAACACATTTACCTCGAATTCATTGTCATCTGGACGAGCAATCGCCTCAACTCTGACATTTTCGACTCTAGGTTCAAAGTTTTCAATTACAGTTTCGATTTCTTTCTGAATTACTGATGCTGTACCGAAGTCTACGAAGTCAAAAAGACTCTCTCTTACTCCAGAACCAATAAGTGGTTGAAAAAATCTCTCTGTTGGGATAGTTTGCACTAAATTTCTTATTGAACGCTTGATTGCGTTCTCATTTTTGATTATAGTAAGGTCTTTTGTGACAGGATGAGGGTCAAAAGACAAACTAATATCCTTAAATGCTTGAGATATTCGTGTAACTGCCATAGAACATGAGTTTTCTTGTTTTATTTATGACAGTTTTTACTAAAAAATAATTTTATCCTAATTCTGGTTCAATATTTATGTCTACAGTGCCTGTTTTTGCGGTATTTCCGACTCCAACATCATCTAATGACCTCTCTTTTGCTGTTTTCCAGAAATAATTCTCCTCTGAACCGAGTCCATCACGGTCATGACCGTTTTCAACTTGATAATAAACTGTTGAAACCTTAAAATCGGGTGTTTTTGGCACTTCTGGAGTGATACTATTGTCATAAATCCTCATTCGGTTGTTCGGATAGAGACAAAATTGACCATTATCAAGTTCAAGAAGGTTATGAGACTTGTGTTCGGCAGGTTGTTCACTCGTTGAGTAGTCAATTGCGTCTACACTTTCATGATAATTGTCCAAAGTGCAGATATAAGTGCCAGTTTGGTTGCCAAAATCCCTTGTATAGACCTCATAATGCATCGAACCGATAAATTGTTTCTGTACAGCAACGACTCCATAGTCCATACAGTTCCAAAATTGAAGATTATGAAGTGTCATATCAGGATCTGGTATCTCTGGAGACGAGAGAAACGCTGAAATTGGCAATTTATCGAACATTGCAGCATATTCTGGTAAATAAGTCTCAAAGTAAAATGCCCGACCAGGTATACTTTTGGCAGAAACCCAGACTCCTTTAACAAATTCGCCATGACCACTCTTGTGATCAGTTAAATATTCTTTTCTAACCCATACTTCATAGGATGGGAGGTTGGTAATGAGTGTGCTCATGAATTTTGATTAGGATAATATACTTGTACAAATGATTGACACTTGGGGCACGAGAGATTCGTAACAATAGAGTACTCCTCTTCACACCCGTAATCTTCTCCGTCAAAATCTGAACCCCAGATTAATTCGGTATTACAGTGCCAACAGTTCATCTTCCTTGACCTCGATATTTTTTACGAGGCGAGTTACGCGATGTTGCCGAGTATTTCGAGTGTTTTCCGTTTCCCTGTCGAGATTTTTTGGGTTTTGATTCAATTCGATTACCAGTGAGTGTAAATTTAGTTGCCATAATTCTCTTTTTTAATTTCAGTGTGTATTTGATCAGGTCTTGGAAAACCTGTACGGTAGAATTCGATTGCCAAGTCGTTCATGAGATCAAAGTATTGAGTCTCTGACAGGTCATCGAATCCACCTCTTCCTTCGATGGTGACGTAATATCGATCCATTAAATCACTCTTGTCTTCTCATGCCCGACACGTACACGAGGATCGCACCAGATTTCAAATCCTGCTTCCTTGGCATCAAGACAGAAAGATACGTCTTCGCCACACATATCCTGTACTTCGCCAGATTCAAATACTTGCATCTTGGGTGCGAACCACGGATACTTCATTTCGTTGTGCTCAAAGACTCCTTTCTTAATTAATAACCAACCAAAACCTGTATAGTCAACTGTAAATGGTTTTCTTCTCTTACTGATACTTTCAATTGTTTCATGATTCATCACACCACCACTTGCACGGAAGTCTTCTTCCTCTAACCAGTGTGCAACTGATGTAGTCTTTCCATCCTCTGTACAATACCAACCTGCTGCGATGTCTTTTTCCATCAAAACAATCTGATAAAACTTTTCAGAGTTAAAAACAATGTCAGAGTCAATCCATAACTGATAGTCATAGTTAAGTTTACCATCCCAAGGTAATTGATCAGGACCTCGAAGAACGTTTGCACCCAAACACTTACAACGGGCAAAATTTACCATTGAGGAATAATCCTGTGATATTTGAATACTTGATCCGTTCTGTACAAGATCAAAACATAATTGTACAAAACTCTTTAGAAATGTATATGAAACTCCTCTACCAGGTAGACAGAATACTACTGTCTTTCCTCTCATAATTTCTTTTGCTTTGTCATAGTCCCACTCTGGGGCTTTTTCTGATTTCTTTGGGGTCTTTGCTTTAACTGTAAATCCTTTGGCCATAATGATTTGTAATTACATTCATATCATACATCATTATCTATACGATGTCAATATAATGTATTACTTCAATCTGCTTGATACACTTGTTGTCTCTTCACTATAATTTAAATGTATTCCTTTATGCTTTAAAAGAATAATTTTAGCAGCGGTCATTTTTTGAGTATAAAAAATGATTCTTTCGTCATCTTGAATGTTAACGTCACCACTCATGGGGATTTCTCTCCTTTACTTTAGAATAAAAAAATATCTCTATCTCTCTTTAATATATCACTTATCCTTATTATTTACAAGTTTAATGTTTGCTTTATATTTTTTTTGTTACTCTTCTTGATCTTCTTTCTCTCTGATAATCAGTATGTCACCGTCATATACCCATTCGAGTTCGGTGTCTTCATACCAATTCATCTCATTAATAACTGACTCTGGAATCTTCGTAATATATTCATCACTTACTGGATCAATCTCTACGGTGCTCAAAATTTTACCAGAAAATTTTTTCATAATCACTATTAACCTTTTTGGAATTATATAGTAGCGGGAAAATTTTTGAATCGCAAGGGTTAGATTTAACTCGGTTTCGTAACACTTTGTAGACTAATGGTACCATGCGAATTATATATAAACCCCCAATTAAGGGGGCAACTGCTGTATCACGAACGAACGAACCGAGGGTTGTTAAAGTTTGCGTGACTGAAGGACGTACGCTTCACTAATTTAATATGCCCATGCTCATTGAACTTTACATATCCCTCACCCTCATGAGATCTGTTATTCAGTGTGGTTTGTAACTCATCATCTACTTTACAAGTGTCCATATAATCTTCTTTCAGAGATGTAACAAACTTCCACAACCAAACCAAGCGACTGTTAGCAAACTCCTCTGGTCTGATCTCTTTACCCTCACGTATATACGAATTTAACTCTTTCTTCAGTAATGCAACTTCCTTATCATCATTTAAAAAATCAACTGTCTTTGCGAATATATGGGCAAACTGTATTAGAGAACGAAGTTCACATAGATCCCCTTCTGCAACCTCTGGGCGAATGAACTTCACAAATCCGTTACGATCTGATAAGTTATTATGCAACGGATACGCAAACCCATCAACATACTCTGTATGCGGTGCGATCACGATTTGCTCATTGACAACAGTAGGAATGGTATAGGTTAAGGTGTTTGGTGTCCAAGTGTTAGTGCCACCAAACCCAATAAAATCGCCCTGATATATGCTCTTATCTCTGGATGGCAACCAACGGAAACACGCTGTAAGTATTTCATTTAACGCACCTTCATAATTTTGATCTATATCCTCATACGACTTCATTAACTTTGGATTACGCTTATTAAATACGGACTTCGTACCTACGAAGAAACGACCATCTTTCGGATCATGTCCCCATACGACAGCGGGCGACCCATCAATCTTTGCTGATAGGTTGCCTTTACTGCTCATACATTCAAGGGCGGTTAGATCGCCCTTGAATATGGTGTCCTCTGGATGTTCAATGTGTGTAAGTGGCATAATCAAAAGTAATAACGAATAAAGAAAGGACATTAAATAAAGATTGGATCAGCGTATTTAGAACAGGGGTGTGGTTTCTCTGGTGAACAACCGAAAGAAGCAATGAACTTATCTAATGCCTTAACGTCATCATCAGAAAGATCATCAAAATCAACTGTTGCAATATGATCTACTCCCCACTCTGCAACTTCAAATACGAACTCCTCCCAATCGCAACACACGTAAGCAACATTTTCAAAACTGTCGCTTGACTTGATTCTGTTTGCGATTTTGTTTGATAGTTCTGTCATAAAACTCCTGTGGTGTATGTACTTATTATAAAGGATATTAGTCGTAAAGTGTGGATTATTACGACTAATATGAAGGTCAAATGGACAGAATTTTAATCGTCCACTAGTAATATCCAGCACACTCCATTCCTGGTTCATCATAGAAACAAGTGAATGATAAGTCAGGATACTTATTTCTTAACTCTTCCACGATTCCTTCGGGTGGACTCCATGCAGTATTGAAAGTTAGTGTTAATTGTTCGGAATCTTCATACTCAACATCTAAATCATAACAATCCCATTTTGTACCCCAATTTGTAATGCACCAGTGATACCAGCGATCATCATTTTTACCATCTGGAAAATTATATGTCTCAAACATAACCTCTCCATCTTTACCCTTATGCTGTTCAAGTATTGGTAACTCTCCTCTATCATTTGGAATATTCTTAAAATCGGGGATCGGAAGTATCTGATTAAATGGATCTGCGTTATTAAAGATATTGAAAATTTCTTTAAGTTGTTCTATCTGACTATCATCTGCATAAATTGTGATTCTGTTGTAGCAGTGATTTGGCATAAGATCTCCGTATGTATAGTATAATTATAATACCCCACTCTCACGAATGGGGTGAAAAGTAGACAGAATTTATACTGTCATACCTGATATAAAAGGAACAACAGATCCTGTTAATCTGTCGGATAGATACCAAACCCAATCTTTCTGAAAGATGCCCATGCTAGGAACAAACTCATCTAATAGAGCATTAAGTCTGGATTTTGTTGTCACGGATTGCCAACCACCATCTTTGATTGTGAGTTGATTAGTTGCTGTATCAAGCGAAGCGATGTGGTTGCCATGTAAAAAGACATCAACGTCAGTTGTAACACCATTTGTTTTAAAGCATCTCACGGAAGTGTTTGCCTTTGAGAAGTTGCGTCTGTAGCGGATCGCTCTGTTCATCTCTTGCTCAATCTTACGCATAGTTTAAAAAGGGGGTAACGTTTGCTATGTTCTAAGTATAAACCCTAT